GCCTCATACACCGCGTGTTCCTCCTTCAACTGGTATTCGCCGACGTGAGCCTCGAATGCCTTGCCGTCCACTTCAAGAGCAATGGCGTCTCCCAAAGCTCTGAACTTCCGAACTATCAAGTTCGCTCTCTGACGGGGGTTCAACCCTTTCGCCACAACCCTCCCAACGCCACAACCGAGAACCACCCGAGATGTGAGCCTGCCCCACATCCAATGCTCAAGTGGTTTAAGCCGAGACGCTAGTGCCAAATTATACCTCGGAGATCTAGGGAAGATCAACCGTGGCTTGGGAAACTTGGCAGCAGCATTAACTTTCTCAGCTTTCAGAAATGGTCTTAGAAAAGTGTCCCTTGAGTTCACGGGACCATCTTCTCGCAGTGACCTTTCTGCCTCGATGTACCTACGGCGGAGTGAACCATTATAAGATTCCGCCGTTTGGAGGTGACTCCATCTTTCAACCCCGCTTTTGGCCGCAAGATGCCGCATCTTAGTGAACATGCGGAGGACATCTCGTCCCAACGGTTCAAAAACCGGGTCTGGTAAAGGAGCCAGAGATCGCTTCAACAACGCACCGATCTCGTTGTGCGGGCAGTCACTGTGCACCATGGGAACCCAACCCCCAGGGAACCCAGCGGGACACACAGTCCGCATGCACCGGCGTCCGTCCACACATTCCGTGCTTTCCCAATCAACTCGCGACAGGTCCAGGGAACCCACATGTCCGTCCAGCAACGAATTAACGTCTCCGAAACAGACACCCGCAACGTCAACTGGGCCCCCCTAATGGGGGAGGAGCAAACGCCAGGGGGTACCTCGTGCGGCGATGATACGAGAGTGGGTCTCTCTCTCGTGTGTGCTGGGGACCATGGCCAACGAGACAGCTGAGGCAACTGCCAAGTCGGAAACGTGAGGTTCTAATTTCACGGTCCTGCACCAGTCTATGGCTCTCGTGCGCAGCGAGCCAAGGACTGCATCATCACGCTCTCGATAGAGAGCGTATTGCCGGAGCTTTGCCAGCAGAGCGGGGAACACCAGATCCACACCAGTTAAGGTCTCGATCACAAAGTATACCCCGTCTTTTGGGTTCCGCTCCACGTCAACTTCTTCGACTCCCCCCCCGAGGAGTCTTGCACCGTTCTCTATTGATGCCAGGAGGTAGTTCTGGACATCGGGGTTCGATGGGGTGGGGAGGTCTGGTGTCCACCGCCCACGCATCATCTGGCCCACAATGCCATTCCTGCCGCCCAACACCACTTCAAGAGCTCGTACCCAACGAGCCCGGCGCCTCAGCCGCATTATTGCCACAGCGGCTGACGGGGATATATTTCCCCCGCTTCGGACTACCTGTCCCTTTGGCGTGACGTTTGCCAATGGGAGGTTTGCGTGCATGCTCTGGGGCGCCCATTCCCCAGGCATAGGATTGCCAAACAGACCGTGGCCAGCCTGATAGACCTGGTATTGATGGACAAGCCAATCAACACCTGTTTTAAGGAACAATCGGACTCCATATGATCCGACAAAAACCGCGCTGAACACTGCCAAGGTGATCTTCCAATTCATAGTTTCAACTGCGGGGCCAAGAAAGTTGGCAACAGTCGGAACACCTCCGTATGACCTCTGTCCTAGAACAGGGAGCCAAACGGTGACGCCTTCCTGAGGCACAACCCGTCTTGCCACACGCATCGCATGTCTTAATCCAATGAAAGTCGCCATGTTGTGTATGTGTATTTGTTCTGAGCCAGTCTGGGCCTAGCTCTGTCCCGTAGTGCGCCCTGCAACAGCCATCGAGGTTGGTATCTTATCAACAGCTGAAACAATTCACCGGTTTACATCCGGACCCCCTCTCAGCGGAAGTGTACTGGGTGCTCGGTTTCACAAACCGCATGCTGACCAGGCATGGTGCCTCACCACTCTTAGCTGTCGCGTTAACCTCCTGACCAGGGAGTGAGCATGGCTTGCACAAAATGATTCGTCTTCTTTACAACCGACTACCGTTGTGTGACCTTTACAGTGGGCCAAGCACTTGTCCAAACACTCATTCACATGGTTTCACGCCCCATGCAGACGTCCGTAGACAACTCCACCACGAATTCATCACCAGCTTTATTCAGACCTTGCCAAGGTCTTTTGGCCGAAGCATGCTTTTGTAAATTATAATGGCATACTGCAGCGCCGCAACTTGCCAGAGGACCCTCTCCCGGTGGTCAACCGCTCTCAACGAGTTCCATATATCGCTATGGTCAGCGCCCAGCTGCTTTCTTGATCAGGTGTACGCAGCAAATCCCTGCATACGAAGAATCAGGTCCACCACCCCGTTGACTTGGGTCGTCTCG